TGCCGAGATACGCCCACGCGCGAACGACGGGCAGCAACCGCGCCCAGTCCTGTTCGCGCCACGCGCGCTTGATCGGCCCGTGTGGCGTATCGGCAAGGGCGAGCACCTCGGGCGTCAGTCGCATGTCGGTCAGCCGCTCGCTTCCGAGTGCCCCCTGCGGCGCGCACGCGAGAGCGTTCATCGGAACGCCCCACCGAGGAACCCGACGGACACCGCCGTGGCCACGCTCGCGACCATCGCTTTCCACGTCGGACGCCGCGAGATCCGGCGTTCCGCGACCCGCAGCGAGTCCGTTACCGCCGTGACGAGCACCGCCCCACGCGTCGCCGTGGCCACAAGGCGCACCGAGTCGGCCACGTGCTGCGAGTCTGCCACCGCCAGCGCCGCGGTTGCCGTCGCGCGGAACGCGTCGCACGTCTGCGCGAGGGCCGCGCACTGCGTGAGCGCGTCGCGTACCACGATCGTGTCCGTCAGTGTCAACGTGTCGACCGTCCGCACGCGCGCGACGCGGGTCACGAGCACGGTGTCCCGCTGTGCGACGAGCACGCGCAACGAATCTCGCTCGCGCGCCCACGTCCGGGAAAGCCCCGTCAGCAACGCCTGCGTCGTGGTGGCCATGTCGCGTACGACGCGCGCGCGTGCGTCGACGCGCGCCGCTTCGACGAGCGTTCGCACGCCCAGGACGGCCGACAACAGCACAGCAAACACGACAAGCACGGTGCCCGCGATCAGCACCCGATCCCAGGTGCGCTCCTTGACGTATTTCATGCGCGCCAGTCCGCCTGCGTCCCACGCGTGTCGACATGCACGAACGTTTTGTACAGCCCGAGCCCCCCCGAGAACGCGCCGTCCCTGCGAAGAACGCGCAAGAAGGCATGCCACTCGCGCGGCGTGCCCTGCAAGCAGGAAAAGTCGATCGCGTCGTTATGAGAGTGTCGCGAGTCCGTCGATGTCGTGACCGCCGCGTTATACGCCGGTGAGCGGTACGCGCTATGGATCGTCGTCGGGCCGAACTGTGCTCGCACGCGCTCCACGAGTCGCACCGTCGGCACGATGGCGGGCCACAGCCCTTCGGGGGGCGTGTCGTTCATCACGCCATTCGTCCGTCGATCGGACAGCAGCGCCAGCTCGGCCGCAAAACCGAATTCTAGCTGCTGCGCGTCGAGCCAGAGCGCGTACCGCCGTCGCCGTTCCGCGTGCGTGGCCATGTTACGGCGCGGCCGCGGCGGACGGTGGGAACAGCGCGCGTCCGACGGCCGCGATCAGCGCGCCCAACGCGGCAATTTTGGCGGTCGCTTGATCGCCCAAGATCGTCGTCAGGAACGGCACGAGCGCCGGGTCCGTGAGCGACGCGACAATGGCAATGACCAGTCCGATGATCGTGACGTACCGTGGGGGGAGTTTCATACGTTCCTCTGCTGTGATAAGTGGGTATTCATGGACTGCGAGCCCGACGCACTTCTGTTGCCAGCGCCTGCACTTGTTCGGCCAAGCGCGTCACGTCATCCTTGGTGGCCATGCGCGCCGCAATGTCCACGTCGGAGCGCGCACGCGCGTCGTTTTGCACACGCAATCGCTCTATCTCATGTCGGTTGGTCTGCACGGTGCCCGCTAGGGAGGCGTACGTCATCGCGGCCATCGCAACCGCCACGACACCGGTCCAATCAAAAAACAAGCGCTTGATGCCGACGCCGCCGCCCGCACGCCGATCCGTGTCGTGCACGGCGTGCCCCGCTTCGTCAACGAGCGGTGGGTGCATTTACCGGCGCTCCGCAATGACGTCGTGATTGAGCGAGCCCGCCACCACGCGCACCCGACGATACCACCCCTGCGCTGGCAGACTCGCTGCCGGACCACGCCCGCCAATATGGATTGATGTCGTGGGTTCCAGCGCCGCGGGAGGCGCAAGCGTGCCAGCCGCCGTCACAGACGTGCGGACCCCGCCGTTCAGGGATTGATGAAACGAGAGCCCTCCCGCCGCCGTGATCTCCCACGTCAATTGCACACGATCGTTTACCGTGGGCGCGCTGGACAACACCGCAGCAACCGAGCCGGTAATCGGTGCGGACGTGCGCGTGTAGCGCGCTTCGTAGCGTCCGCTGCTATGGGCGGCAATATAAAAGCCGTTCCCGGTGCCGTCGTCTCGCGCAAGCGCAAGCACCGTCGACCCGGTATTCGTCACAGCACCGGTCTCGATAAACTCCAGCAGCCCGCTCATGCCGCCCGCGGGCCACAAGAACGTCACGGGAAACGCCAGCTTGTCGGCGCTTCCCATGCGGAGCCCGAACGATTCGCGTACCGCGTCTGCGTCCCAATCGCGCTGTTCCCACGCGGGCTGTGCATTGACCGCGGTGTACGGCTCGCCGTTGACGTCGATGACGCTTCCCAGCGTCGCGCCGCGCGCAAACGTGCCCACTTGCCCGGACGCGCTGACAAACCCGCCGGAATCAGGCGACCATTCGACCGACGCGAAGTCGAGGTCAAACAGATCGCGCGAGAGCGCCTCCAGCGGCGCGACCGGCGTTGGCACGCCGATAGAAGGAAACAAGCTCATAACGCCCACGCTCTGCGGTAGAGGAATAGCCCAACGCCTGCGCTCACGGCCAGCGTCGGCCACGCGCTCGCAGCACGGGACCCATCACTGGGGTCTGGGACAAACCACGCGCCACCGGATTTCCACGCGTACGCGTTCGTTCTGACTCCCGTGTTGCTTACTTTTGTGCAATACTGCCGACTCAGATCGATCTCCAGAAACTCGCTCGCCGATAACGATTGCCCGGTCGGCGGCGTCAACGTCAGCGCGCCATACGCAATCCCGTTGAGACTGCGATACGTCAGCGTGCGCGGGTCGCCGGTACTCCACGCCCCCGACAGTTGCACGATCCCCGTACTCGGCAACGTGCCCAGCAGAAGAGCGCCCGGCGTGGTCGTTAACGACACGACGCGCGGCTCTTCATCATACGACGCGGTGTCGTACGCGGTGAACGTCAACACGATGACCAACGAGGCGGCGGTTGGCGTCATACTGATGTTGGGTGCAATGCTTGCGACGACCAACGGCCCCGCCAACGCGCGCACCACGCGGCCGGGCGTGTCGGCGAAGCGCAACGTACACAACGACGCGATCGCGTCCTGCACAGTGGCCAGTTTTGCCGCGCGATCGGTCAACGACGTGACGGGCAAGTTGCACGTCACGCGGATTTGCCGTGACGCCGACACCGACAACTGCTGCGGCACCACGCCGAGCACACCCGGCAACGCGGTGGCCTCGCGGGTAATCGTGTGTCCGTCGAGCCAGCCTTCAAGGCTGCGCGCGGACATGCCCAACGCGGCAAGCGTGCGGCCGTTAATCGACATGACCCAGCTCATCGGAGCACCCCCACGTGTGTCGTCATGACGTTGCCAGAAATTGCGTGAGAAGTTTTGGCCGAGAATCCACCACCACGTCAACGCCGAAAGGGTTGGTTGCGTCGTACGTCAATCCGACGATGCGTATCGTCAATCCGATGTCGCGCGCTTCGATGTCACCGCCCAGCACCAGCGTTTCGCGCGTGATACTATACCCCGCGATTTGCGACAGGTCAAGCAACGACACGCGCACTTGCTTCACCGACAACTGGCGGGCCAGCAATTCGCGATTGGCCTTTTGCCACAGCAGCGTGCCGCCCGACGCATCGCCGACCGGCGCATCCGGCGGCACGGAATCCGACGCGCCCGACAGCCACAACGTGGCCGTGCGCAGCAACGTGGGGTAAAACTGCCGACCCACGCCGGTGCTGTTCGCGCTGATGCCGAAAAACTGCATCGACACTGGGGTGTCCGCGGTCAACGCCGCACTGCACGACAGCGCGCCATGCGCTTCGCTGTTCACAAGGATGCGCTGCGTTTGCAGCACGTACGCCAGCCGCGTGCTCGTTGACGGGTTGCCGATCATCAGCGACGGTAAGCAGCGCGTGACCGTATCGGCTTCGATCTCGGTCGCGGCATTCGCGGCGTCCCGGTTGGCGATTTCCTGAGCGCCCGCCCGCGCGGACCATTCCGCATACGCGTGAACGTAGGCCGTCACGCCCGCCACATATTTCACCGTGAACGTTTGCGACCGCAGGCCCCACACCGACGCCGGAACGAAACTCGTCCACCCGCTCACGCTGCCGAACGTGCCTTCGTTGACATCGGGAATCCAGAGCGCGTTGGCCGTGCTCGCCGCACCGTCAGCGGGCATCAGCGGGATGCGGCGATTCAAGAATCCCGCCGATTGCGTGATCGTCGATCCAGCGGCCAGCGTGACCGACGTGACCAGCGTGACCGTGCCCGCGCCCGCGCCGTCCAATTGCACGGTCGTGGCGACGGTGCGATTGAACGCGCCACTCGTCACCCCGTCGCCCTCGTACAGAATAAAGTTGGAGGGACCGGCCGTTATCACCAGCGCCGTGCTCGGCACGCCCGCCGTCCCGCCGGTTAGGGAAAACGTGACCGCGGTGTCTCGCCGATACGTGCGCGGAGAGACGTTGGTCCCGATCGTCCAGAGCGTTGGCACGAGCGACGTGGCGGCTGCAAAATCGGCATTGCGCGCCAGATTCCGCAGCCCGCGTACGCGGTTCGCCGCGTCGACGCGCAACAACCGTTTCGCGCCCGGATTCGTCAATTCGATCATGCGCGTTGCGCTGGTGTCGTTGACGATCTGCACAAGATCAGCAGCCACAATCCCGGTCAACGACGCAACCTGCACCGCGTTGTCCACGATCCGGGAATCCGTGATCGCCACCGTAGTGCCGGTGCGCGTCAGCAGCGCCTTGCCGTTGAGTTGCCCATCGAACGCGAGCGGGCCCGCAAGGCCCGCGAAATCGGTCAACGGCACCCAAAACGGGCCGGGACCCGTTGCGGTGCCAACAACCCACGCGTTGTCGCCCAACCCGTCTTCGTACAGCGCTTGGGCCGGGCCGAGCACGGTGATAGCGGTAGCGTGCTCGGTGTCGTCTTCGTCTTCCTGCAAAGACAGCAAATTGTGACCGTACGCAATCTGTACAACCGGTGCGCCTGCCCCGATTTTCGGCACGATGTCGAGAAAATAGCCCGCTGCGCCGTTGCGCCGGTGCCGGATTTCGTCGCCCGTCGACGCTTGCAGCGCCTTTAACCACGTCATGCGCGAGGACGGCGTCGCCGGCCCCGGGATGTGTACCAGCGCGGACGCATCGGCCGTCCCCGCAGACCACCACGCAAGCCCGTCGGCGGCCGCGTTCGGGAGAATGATTTGCGTCAGGAACGCCGCGCGCGTGTACCGGGCGCCGAGCCCCCCGGTGCGATACGACTTGCCGGTCAAATCGCGCACGAGGCCCGCCGTGCTGAGATCCGCTAAGGGCGACAACCCGCGAAGGGTGCGCGTGTTGTCGCGGTTCACGCGGCCGATGAACGCAATGCGATACTCCTGCACGTCGCCCGCGTCGGGTTCGACGCGCACGACCAACCGCAACGCCGGCACCACGCGACCCGCCGCGTACACGACGAACTCGCACTGATCGTCCCCGGCCACATTCGTCGACCACGACCCGGACACAATCGGCATGGCGCCCAACGCGACGCCGCCGTTGCACTCGTAGTCCGACCAGAGTTCGACGGTGGTCATAGCGATGCGTTCCCGGTCAACCGGCGTTCAATGCCGACGCGGCGGCCGAGCGCGAGATCAAGGGCCGGCACCAGCGCGCTGCCAATGCTTGCGCCGAGGTCAGACGCCGCGCCCGGCGCGCCCGTGACGTTCACGTCGACCGTCACCGTGCCGCCTCCGCCTCCGCCGCCCGTGTTGTTGACGATCTGCCGCAACGCGTCGAGTTGCGCGCTCGCGATGTCAATCAGGCGAATCGCTTCGCGTGCACTGATGCTGCGCGACACGGATTCTGTCAGCGCCGCAAACTCGGTGTTCTGCGCGTCGCCGAAGGGGCCTTGCGCGTTATCAATCGTGTTTTTAATCAGGTTGCGAAACCGCAGATCAAACAAGTCGACGATTTTCTGGATCGTGTCAGCGGCCGCACCGGCTTTGCGCGCCGCGTCGAGTTGTTCGTCTCGTTGCCGTTCCAACCGTTTGACGTTTGCCTCAGCCTCGCGCCCACTCTCGCGCAAGTATTGCTCGTCAAGATCCGCCGTCAGATTCGCCAAGTCGCGCGCCGCGTCGGCCGCTTTGCGCTGTTCGGCGGCCAACTGTTGCGTCGCTTTGGCTTGATCTTGCAGCCGGAACAATTCTTCGTAGCGCGCACGGGTGACCGCATCGATCGCGTTCGCCAACACGTCCGCGCGAACGATTTCCATCTGCACTGCTTCGAGCCGTTCCGCTTCAGCGGGGTTCAGAATACGGTACGCGTCAATCATGCCGCGCGTGATGTCGGCGTTTTGCGCGCGCGTTTGGCGTTCGAGTTCTGCCACCGCGGCCAGCGCCGCCGCTTGTTCCTCAAGGGATTGCACCCGGATAATTTCCGCGATAATCACCGCGTCGGTGACGCCGATTAGTTCGCGGTCGTTGTCCAGTCTGCGCCGCGCACGCGCCGCGCCTTCCGTGTCGCCGATCGCGATCAGCTCCCGTAAGAGCAGGTCTTGCAGGGTGTTTCTGTTTTGGCGCGTTAGCGTTTCGGCGGCCGCCGCAGCGTTCTTGTCAAAGTCCTGAATGGCGCTGCTCAGTTCACCGCTGAGCACGAGCGCGAGCGCGTCAAACATCTCCCGGGTAATGGTGCCCGCGCGGACCAGTTCTTCCGCCGCAGCGAGTTCGCCCGCGTTGCTGATTGTGGCGCGCGTAATCAACGCGCCACGATCATCGCCCGCGAGCGTCTGTTGCCGTGCGGTGACGTTGCCCGCAAACTGGGCACGGGTGAGCGCTTGACGCCGTGCCTCTTCAGCTTTAGCCAGTTCGCGTGCTGCCTCGGCCGCCGCCAGTTCCGCGGCCTGCACTTCGCGCAACGCGTCGATATAGCTTTGTGCTGCCGCGCCATATTTTTGCTGCACATCGGCAAGTTCACGCTCCTGATCCAGACGTAATCGCAGGGCGGCCGCCGCGTCGGTGTTGCCCGCTGCCGTGAGTCGTCGCACGGCCAAATCCTGTCCCAACACGGCCAACTGCGCCTCGTTTTGTGCCCTGAGCCGTTCTTCAACGACGCGTGCCGTGTCCGCAACAAGCTGCAACTGCCGGGCCGCACCAGTCAGCAAACCCCCCGCGCTCAGTTTGTCCGCCGATGCGGCAACCGCCCGCAGGCCGGTAATGAACGCGTCGAGTTCAGCCACGTTTGTAAACGTCTTGCTAGCACCGGACTGTGAGGCGAGGTCGTTCACCGTGCGCATCGAGGTCCGGAGTTGTTCTTCGAGCGTCGTGGTCGCGCCGCGCCCGTAGTCTTCAAGCGCCGCATTCCACGCGACCGCCGCTTCCTTCAGTTGCTGCGCGCGTTGCTTGGCGCGTGTGCCGAACAGGTCCACCGCGTCGGCCAACGCGATTGCGGCACCGGCCACGCCAAGCGCGGACGACGCGGCAACGGCAACCCCGGCTGCGCCTGCCTTCCCGCCCAGCGCGCCGAGAAAGCCGGCGTTTTGCTGCACGCCTTTCGCGTCCGTAAAGCGGCCCGATTGCTGCGCGCGACTCAGGTTTGTCAGCAGCTGCGCGCTTTGCCCAATCGCGGCACCGATGCTGCGCCCGACCGCACCGAACGCGCTGACCAACCCCTGTGCAGCGGACAACGTGCTTGCGACATTGTCTGCGAACTCACCCGCCCGATTCGTTTCCACGTCCGACAGATCAAACGGGCTTTTGCCGTTCAGCGAGACCAGCGCCTCGCGCACACGCAACAGGCGTGCCGCTTCGGCGACGGATTGCGCGATCGCGCCGCGTTCTGCGTCACTGAGTTCCAGCCCGACCGCCTTCAACGCAGACACGCGCTCGGTGATCGCGGCTTGTTGCGCCTGCAACACGACCGTGCGCGCGTATTCTTCGCGTCCGCGCGTCAACGCGACGACCTGCTCTTGCAACGACTCGGCTTCCGTCTTCAACGCGTCAATGCGCGCGCGATTGTCTTTCGCCGCTTCGATCTGTTTGTTCCGGACTTCGTAGCGTTCGTTGACGAGCGCCGCCTTGTCGGCCCATTGTCGTTCGAGCGCAATGGCGCGTTCCGCCGCGTCCAGTTGGCTGCCCGTGAGCGTGCGCCGCACTTCGATCACCGCGTTAATTTCTTCCTGCGCACGCTTGAGCTGCCCGGCTTTGACTTCGGTCAGTCCGGCAAGATCGTACGCCTGCCGTGCGAGGCGCACGCGATCCTCGTTCGCCGCAAGCAATTCTTTCGCCGTCTTCAGCGCTTCAGTGCGTTCCTCGGATATCGGTGCACGGGCCGTGTCTTGCAACGGGGCCGGTGCTTTTGGCGTGCCCGCTTCCGTTTGCAGCCGAATCATTTCGGCGAGTTGCTTGTTGTACGCCTCGGTGTCCTTGTCGATCGCCTTCATCGCCGCTTTGTACGCAATAAACGCGACCGCGACGCCAGCAATTGCAGCGAACGCGCCGGCCACGCCACCGGTTAAGGCTTTGAGAAACAGCATCGCTTTCGTCAGGCCTTGAATCCCGGCCGCCAACAGGCCGATCCCTTTAATCACCTCAATCGCACCCAGGATCGCGGTCGCCGCCGCTGCTGCGCGAGCGGCCAGAAAGTATTGCGTCATCGCCGCCGCGGCACCGGCCACGAGGCCGATAAACGCGGGCCACAGCGTGCGCATCGCGTCGACCGCAAATATCAGCCCCCGCATTGCAATGTTGACGATCGGCAACACGCGCTTACCGAAGTCATTCATGGTCGTCGTGAGACGATTCTTCAGGACCTGTTCGAGCGCTGAGGACGTGGCGGCCATGTCGTCGAACGCGCCGGACATTGCCGTCGTCGATGCGCCCACGTCGCGCATCATCTGCGTCGCTTTGACCCCGCCGTCCGTGAGCAGCCCAAACACGGCCAGTCTGCCCTGCACGTCGGTAAACAGCGCGTTCAACGCGTCTTTACTGTTGCCCGACTTCTGCGCAAACTCCGTCAGGAACTGCGTAAACCCAACGCCCTCCAGTTTTGCGCCGTTGAACTCCTTCGCGAGCTCGGGGAACTGTTTCTTGAAGTTCTCGGTCGGCCTCACGATATTGACCATCGCCGAGCGGATGCCGACAAACGCTTCCGCGGCACTCAGTGTTCCCAACGTCAGCTGCGCGGTCGCACCTAACACGTCTTCGAGTTTCACGCCGTACGCGACGGCTATCGCGCTGACGCCGCCAATCCCGCCGGCCAGTTGCTCAAACGTGACCTTGCCTTTTGCCACGGCGGCGAACATTTTTTCCGCCGCTTCTTCCACGGATACGCCCTGCCCGGCAAACGCGTTCGTGACGGTGGTCAACGCGTCCACCGCAACGGCAGTAGACGTCACACCGGCGATCGCGGCTTTCGCCGAGACGCCCAGAAACTCTATGGCTTTGCCCGCCGGAATGCCTGAGGAAACGATATCGTACAGCCCCTTGGTCATTTCGTCGAGCGTGGTCACCGGCAACGTCGCAAACATGTCAACCAATTGCCGTTCCAATACGACCAGTGAGACCGTGCTTTTGTCCACGGCCGTGCCGACCAAGGCCATTGCCTTTTCCAACGATTGCGCGCCCCGCAGGCTACTCAACGCGACGCCAAACGCGGCGGCGGCAGAACCGGCGCGCAGCAGTTGTTTTTGGAGTTCCTTCGCGGCGTTGTCGACGAGTTTGATCGACGACGACGCTTCTGCGCCGCCTTTCTTGGCACCGGACGAATCGATCACTACGCCCAACCGGGCAACGCGAGCCATGTGTACGGTTACTCGATCGGTTCGGGGAGTGTCGGCGAAGGCGCCCCATCAACATCGGCTCTCATCTTGTCAGACTGCCACCGCATCACCTCGTAATCGCCTGCACGCACGCACGCTAATTCCAACGTCGTGAGCCGCACGCCCGTCACGGCCTGATACGCGGCAATCTCGACGTAGGTGATCGGATTGGCACCCGACCCGCCGGACGTCCGTGTGGCACTCAGCACGGTAAACGCTTCCCACGCCCGCTCGCACAGCGGCGGCAACGGCGGCCCGACCAGATCGTCCAACACCTCGGGCATCGTTTCGGCGAGCGTTGCGAGCTGCAGGCGCACCGCACCATCTGCGCCCGCAGCGCCCCACACGAACGCGACGAATTGCCCAAACGCGTCCGCTATGACCCTAAAAAACTTGCACGATTCCCGATAAACTCGGCCGCCTGCAGTCGAATCGTAGGCGCCCCTTCGTACAGCATGCGCACGTTGGGCTTGGAAAACGGCAACGGCTGATCCGCGTCGTCTTCAAACCCCGACCAGTTCAACGTCAACGCGACCAACAACTCCAACTCATCCTCCACTTGCTGCGCCACGTCATCGGGCGTGACGACGATCGTCTTGTGTTTGCCGCCCGTGGCACGCGCCAGGATACGGTTTTGAAACCCCGCCTTCACGCGATAGTCAATCTTCTTCGCTTCCGGCGAGTCCAGCCCTAACAGGGTCAGCGTACACGACGACCCGTCGACGCCACACAACGGCGGCGGCTGATCGTCGTCGCCTGGCGCAACTAGCATGTCGCGCACGATCATGACCGCGCCGACAGATGCGGCGCGGACATGGTTGAGTGTAGAAATCTTGGCCATAGATACCGTTACGGGGTGCGGGTGACTTTCAGTGAGGAGTTCGACGTATCAAACACGCTCTGGAAGTTGTACGTCTGCAACACAGGCTGATTCCGCGTCGGGCTGACCGGCCCGCCGTCGGCGAGGCGAACCTTGCTCATCAGGAACAGATATTTGAGCGAGGACGCGCCACCGACTTCAAACGAAAGCGAGGTCAGCGTATCGGCGAGCAGCTTGTCGTAAATGCTCTTCGATGCCCAGTAGCACGAGAAGGAGCCTTTGACCATGATCTGCGACGGATCTGCACTTGCGAGCGACAACGACCCGAGCTGCGGTTGTTTGATGACCGGCCGCGTGATTTCGATGTTAAACGCCGTGAGCCCCGGCGTACCGGCGAGCAGCGACCCTGAGCCGCCTTCCTGCGCTGCGCGCACGCTGGTCACGGGCGACATAATCGCGTTGGAGTTGGCCGCGAGTGCTGCGCCTGTGCCCGCGGTTACCGTGGTCGCCGACGTGGGCACTGTGCCGCATACGTATTCCACCTTCGTGGTGGGGATGCTGCCGAGCGCAAACGACAGCGACAGTTTTTCGATCAGGCTGTACCGCCACGGCACGAAAATGGCCGCGTCCGTGTACTGGTCTTCAATCGTAAACGTGCGTTTCGTCGTGCCGACTTGCACGTTGTTTGTCGCCCACGTGCCGCCGAGAATCGCCTCCACGAACGGGTCCAGCGTGCTGTAACTCAACTCGCCGTCAATCGTGCCGTTGGCGTCGGCCGCGGTGCGCACGAGATCGCTGATTTCCTGCAACTGCAGTTCGCTTGACTCGGCGCTTGACGGCGAGAACTTGCCGTTCCCACCGGTGGTGCGCATCAAGGTCAACGCGGCGGCGGGCGTTGTGCCCGGCGTCACTTCGGCAATGAACCCGACGCGGAATCCTGCTGCGGAAGCGTTTGGCATGAGAGTGGGGGCTTGGTGTTAGGGGTAATCGTGCAGAAAGTTCAACGTGATCGTCCACGCAAGCCATTGCGGCTCTTGCGTCGGGGGATCAGCCCGCGCGCCCACATAATAAGCCGGTCTGCTTTCTACACTCAGATCGCTCGCGCGGAACGCGTCGATGATATCCTGCACGTAATTGGCACTCGTCTGCGCGTCCGTTCCGTGCGGGACACGCAGCGTCACGCCGTACGACACTTCGGCGCGTGACCATGCTGACGGGCCGAGTTCGCGCGGCTCGGCATCCCACCGCAACATGACATCTTCCACGTGCGCACTAATGACGCTCACCGCGCCGCGTTGATTCTGCCACAAGCGCACGGCGGGCAAACTGGAGACCGTGAGCAAGCGCGCGCGCGCCGCTTGAATAAACGCATCGCCCTGCGTCAGCGTGGGCATCAGCCGCGCGCCACGCCGAACTGTTTCCGTCGCGCGGCGTCATCAACGATCTGCACCCATTTCTCGACCACCGGTTGCACAAACTTCGTGCTGCTCCCACGGTTTTCGCTTGGGCCGTTGCGGCGTCGCAGCGGTAACGTTTCGAGGTATTCCGCATAAAACACGCTGGTCGTGAAATACACCGCATCGCCGAGCTTCGACTGCATAATGCGCGACAGGTTCAGCATTTGCCGGTACATGACGCGCGACGCACTGCGTGCGCGTTTTGGCGGCGTGCTCGCCCCGTCGCGCGGTGCCCCGATGCCCACGGTAAACGCGCTCCGCAGGAAGCCCGTATCCAGCGGTGCGCCGGGGCCGAAGGCGGACCCGATCACCACGGCTTCGGCAACCATTTCGATCGCTTCGTGAATCACCGCCGTCGTACCGCCCTGCACGTCGTCGACATCAAACAGGGTCAGCACTTTGGCAAACGCTTCGTAATCGGCGGTCATGCGCCCCCCGCGGCAAACACCCAAAACAAGGCGTTTACGCCGTCCGGTGCGATCGTGTCCACTTCCACGATCCGCGTTTGTTTGCCTGCCCACAGCATCAGATCCCCGATCACGGGGAGGTACGTCGCCAGATCGGACGCGGGCACCATGACGATCGCGCGGGCGTCATGCCACGCACCCGCACGCGTGCGATACGCCGTGCCCTGCACTTCGACCCCACGCGTCGTGCTGACCGTCGCCGCACTGCCGGTGGACACGTTCGTCGTCGGGTTGATCGTCATGCCTGCCGGTCGCGTAAACGTGACCGTGCCCGTCACGCCAACGGCTGCTGCCGATGCGAATGCCGTGTTGACCAACGCCACGAGATTTAGCATCGCACCAGCTCCAACCCGTTCGACGCGATGAGATAATGCGTAATGAGGGCGCGCACGTCGGCACCAAGCACCGACGTGGCCGCCGCCGGCGTCAGTGTAATCGGGCCGATCGTGATCTCGGTGCCCGGCATCAACCCCGTGGATCCGTACGGCGTGGCCGTTTGCTCCGACACGAACAACGCGAGACGCGCCGTGGCGTCCAGCAAAAAGACCGGCAGCGAGTTGCCTGCTAACACGAACCCGTCCACCGACACCAGGTTATTGCGCGGGAACGCGAGGGCTTGCGTCGCAAGGACTGCGACGCCTTTCCAGCGCAGGCGCGACAGGATCGCGGTGGCTTCATTTAACCATCGCTCCTTGTCTTCCGCCTCACGCGCGTCCCACGCGCCGCCGTACAACAAGCCCGCAATGCGCGTGTCGGCCGCTGCGACGGTGAGGAAACTGGTCGCCGTGCTTAACCCGGCGCCCGTCTCGACGATTAACGGCATGACGCGGCGACCTCCTGCGAGACATACGCGCGCTCCACCAAGCTCGCCAACGGATGTGTGAACAGGCCGAGCGTGCAGGCCAACGCTTCCCCGCTTGCCAGTTGCGGCATTGTCCACTCGCAACTTGCCGCGCGCATCAACGCGAGACGACGCTGCGTGGCGGGCACGACATACGGCGCGCGACCGAGCGGCACGCCGTACTCGCCCCAGCTCACGTGCGCAGCGGACGGCGCGACATATGCCACCGGCACACCCGCCGCGACGGCATCCCACCCGACGGTGCTGTTGTACGACACGACGACGATCGCGTCCTGCATCGCGTCCATCAACGCCGTGTCGCGCGGGGCATCCACGCGGGACACGACCGAGGCAATCTCGTGCGGCACGTCGCGTTCGTCGAGCGGGTGCGGACGATACACGATGGGCGCGTTAAATTGCGCGGTACACAGCAACGCGGCATCGCGCAGCGCCATCGTCAGCGTGCGGGCGTCGAGGCCATGAGCCATGTCGTTCGGCAGTTGCCCGCACAAGAGCACGTAGCGGCCTTTGGCCGGACGTTTGAGCGCGGCATACGCGTGTGCCACGTTGCCAATGCGCATCGGTAAATGGTGCAACGTGCCCGCGTACAACCCCACGCGTTCCGGCGCGTCCGGACACCGCAAACGCGGTAAATCCATCACGTACACCGGCACGTCTGCGGCCGTGTAGCGCGCCGTCAGGAGCGCCGCCGCCCCGCGCTGGCCGAACACAATGACGGCCTCCGCTTCGGGCAACGCGTCCGTCGGTGCGCACGCGACGGAACGCACCAGCGAAGCACGCACGTCACTGCACGCGGTCGCACCCATCATCAGCGCCGAGATCCCCGGCTGATGGGTACGACCGAACACGGTCACGCGCATGCTTCGTGGCGAGGCGTGCATTACTGCGACAGCAACCGGACGCCCGCGATGTTTTTGTCGTCGGACGCGACCTTATCCCAATTCGAGCCCGTCACGAGCGCCGCGTCGGCCGGGTTCACGCCACCGTTCCCGATATCCCACTTAAACCCCTTGATCGTGACGTTGTAGGCATATTCCGCTTGGAAAATGCGATACAGATTCTCGGACGAGGCGATGATGTCCGTAAAATACGACTCATCCTCAGACTCCTCGACCACGATCGCGTCCCGCACGAGGCCGAGCGTGTTGTACGTGTCGGCCGCCGACCCGTTCCCGTCCGTAAGAGCAGGGGAATCGGTGACGATGGCGGGGCGACCGAGCAGCGCCGGGACGGCGCCTTGGATCGTCACGATATCGGAGAGGCCGCTGACTTTGTCCGTAATCAGCCCCTGTAGCACGTCGTTATTCGGCTTGGAGTGCATGATCCAGCATACGACGTTCTGCGAAGCATCGCCCATTTTGGCGAGCGTGTTTTGCATCTGCGCCGTCGAGGCGGTCTTCGTCGCAAGCGCTGTGATATCCAGGTTATTCGCCGCGACGTTTTGGATGGCGGCCTCTCCCGCGAGGAGCCCCGTATTCAGCATGTCGCGCATCTTGTGCATGCCCGCCAGCTGACCGAACACCCGCGACGCATCGCCTTCCGTCAATCCGGCTTTCTTCATCGCGTCCAACGTCTGCGCGACTGGACCGATCTTGCGATTGAGCTTCACCGAAATCACTTCGTCTTGCGTCATCGCCAGCGGCGTTACTGCGGTCGTGACGGTAATGTCTCGGCGTGTCACGAGGCCCGACAGGTCCTTAAAGAACGCTGCCCGGCTATAGTGCCCCTTGAGCGCGCGGGGCACGAGGCGAATGGCCCCGCGTGAGGATTCGTTGAACACCGTGAGCCATTGGGCAATGGATTCGACAATCCCGGTCTGAAACTCGGCCGAGTAAATCTGGAAGTCACTCGCCTTGCCGATCGCGCCAATGAACATGAGCGGCAACAGGGTGTTGAGCGCCACGCTCGAAGCGGAGACGTGTGTGTCTCCGGCGTACAGACACAGGAACAGGACGGGGAGAAGCGCGATAAGCGCCCACGACAGTTTTGTACGCATGGAGGTTGACCTTTCTGGCGGCTGATGATGAGGGAGACCGCGCAACCGGCAAACCGCGAAGCAGACGGGCCAAAGCGGGTGCGCTGCAGGAGAAGACACTTCTGCGCACTCAGCAGGCGTCACGCGCTGCGAAATGGGCGGGGTGGCGTCACGCCATCAACCCGACAGCGGAACGGTATCCCGTCCTGCGCCTCGCGCGCAACCCCCCCCCCGTCACCCGGGCAATGCTCAAGTGCTCACTATAACAATGCGGGACATGGCGTGGCCGTCGCCGGGACACACACGTGAAGAGCGCACGGCAACGATCGCCGTGCGCTCTTGGCGTTCACGGACACCTGCCGTTACTTGGGCTTCGGCACCATCGACGCGTCGAGCAGCTGCGAATACGCGGGCAACCCGTTCGCGTCGATGAACTGACGCCGTTCGTCCGACGACCACTGCGTTGGCGATTTCGTGCTCGACGGACCACCGCCACCCGACCCGGTGCCGCCACCGCCGCCGCCGTCCGCCTTGCTCCCTTCGTACCATTCCGGCATATCGGCGCGAAAGGTTTTGCTGAAATACTCATCGGGCGTCGTGGTCGTAATGTCGTCCCCGTCTTTCCGCACGGCCACGCCGTCCACCAACGTCCACCCGTCCTGCTTGGCCAGCACCAGAGCGCGCAGCACGCGAACGTCACGCCCGCCGGCGTTCCGGAACGCGGACGCCAGCTTGTCGTCCAATTCGTATTTCGACACCTTTTCGCGCAGCGGCGTGACGTCGCGCATCGCGATTTCAACCGCCGCGGCGACGGCCGCCGTTTTGTCGGCGTCCCACTTCGTGAGCATGGACGCAATTTTCTCGTCCGACTGTTTGCCGCTCGCGTCGTACACTTCGAGCTTTTTCGTGGCATCGCCGAGGGCGGTTTCTGCCGTGCGCGCACGCGTCTCGAATCCGTCGCGCTCCTTGCGGACCGCTTTCAGTGCCCCGCTGAGCTTGGTGACGTCCTCGTTTGCATCCGGTTCGTCGATGTCGGCAACGAACGTGCCATCCTTCATTTCTTGCGCCGTGTCGCGCGCGTTCTCGGGGACCAGGTCGAGCGTTGGGAATTTCTTGAGACGCAGCATAGTTATGGGGTTGCAGGGCGGGGGAAGAGGGGCGGCGCGGGGTTACGCATCACGTGGCGGCAGCGCGTCGTGTTCGACGCCGATGACCGGGGCACGCTCGGACAACCCGTACAAGTCGCCGAGGAAAATCATGTCGCTCCGCGTGCGTCCAGACGACGGGCGCACCGTCAGATTCATCCACAGCGCGTGCGTCGGATGTACGCTTTCCCACTGTCCTTCGCCGCGGGATTCCTGTCGCGCCGTGCGCTGCAACGTGGCAGACAACCCGGACGCGGTGTACAACGTCAACGTCGTCACAGTGTCACGGTCCGGCTCATCGCTCGCCGAGATCGGGAGCGGCGTTGCGGGAACCGATGTCTCGCCTTCGTGGATGGGAGTGTTTTTCATGCTACGCCTCTGCGCGTGCCGCGCGGCTACGAAGTATCCCCGGCGTCGGCCGAGGCGCGAATCCGGACCGCTCAACGCGCGTCCAGGTCGTACAGCGACAATTCGCATGCACGACGGGACCGTGTAACGCGCCAATTGGCGTGTCAAACAGCTCCTCTAAACCTACACCGGCAGGGTTCATGTCCGGAATGGGTGCACACTGCGGGCACAACCGCTCGTCTGCGGCCACGATCCAATAGCGGCGCACCTCCTCGTACGCGACGCTCCCACTCTCGATTGCCGACCGCCACGCGGCCGCCTGTCCGTCGTTCGCCGCCTGCAACGCGGCCGTGCGCGCAAACGTCTCGGCCCGCCACGCGCCTAACTTGCGCTGGTACGCGGCCGTCATACGCGCCACTTGTTCGGCGCTCAGGGTGGCGCGACGCTGCAGCAACCCGTCAAAGCGTTTGTCGCGCAACGTGCGCCGCAACGCCCGTGCGGGGTCGGCGGTCAGCGACTTCCGGAACGACCGCACCACCGCGCCGTCGTACGCGGTGAACAAGCCACGCCCGGCCGAGTCCCGCAACGCTGCCACGGCGGCGCGTGGTCCAGCGCCGTCCGCCAGCGTGGACGCGAGCACGTCACGCATGCCGTCGCGGACCGTTTTCTTGAGCGGCGCAAACGTGACGTCCTCCCAGCGCCGGACCGCGGTGAGCAGCGTGTGATTGACAACCGGAGCAGCCAGTCGCACGTTCAGCGTGACACGGAGCACGCGCGTATTCGCGGCCGCGCTGGCAATCGTGGCGGTGCCGTACGTCTCCGCCACGCGCGCCCACGCGGCTCGCACGGCGGGATCGTTCCACACGACGTCCACCGCCCGTTCGATATCGTTCGCGGCGAGTGCCTGCAGCATGCGGTTCATTTGCGCGGGCGTGATCGTGACCGCGGCGTTCCGCAACGCGACCCGCAACGGCTGGGCCAACCGTTCGGACAACCGCAGCAAATACGCGTGCGCAAGGGCGGCGGCGGGCGTCGTCACGAGAGTGCGTCTTCGATGGAGCGTTCCTTTTTTTCGGCCGCCATCGACGCGGGCGTAAAGTGCATGATCGCGCGCACGTCGTGCATACTACAGACCACGTGCGCGCCAAATTCGTCGTGCCCATCGTGATACGCGCGCCCGTCGAGCCATGCGGTGACCAACGTTTCGCGCTCGTTGGCCGCGTACGTCACGCTCTCGCCGTTGTCGTACAGCACGCGGCAGTATCCGTCCCTGCTGCGACTCATGCGGAGTCCCAGAGGACCGTCGGTGCGGTCATTCGCATCCCGCCCCACGCCAGCGTTGTCGTCTGGTTCACGTGGTCGCCTGCGTGTCGTCTCCGACGGTGTCCGGCCGGGGCACGTCGCCTGCTTGCAACGCGAGTTCTTCGGCCTTGATGCGTTCGGCAGCCGCGGCGCTGCCTTCCCACTCGTCTTCCACGACGCTCAAATCCTCGTCTTCGGGGATACGCCCGCCGTCTTGCAACGCGCGCAACAGGAGACGCTTCGGGAACCCCATCCCCACGAGCGTGCCGTACACCGTCATGGTCTGTGCGTCCATCGCTTGCGCGTCGAAATCGGTGTGCAATTGCGCCGTCGGCGCGTCGGCCTTTTCGATCCCTGCGTACCACGCCGTGATTTCCAGCGCGACGTTCAGCGCATCTTCAATGATCGTGCCGACGTCCGCAAGCGTCGACAGTTGCGCGAACGTGGTCATGCGCACCTCGGTTGCGGTGCGTTGCGACGACGCGCTGTGCGGCAACAAGAACCCGAGCCCTTGCTGGTCCATCTCGGCCATTTTTTCGGCGCAGCCGCGCTGTTGCTGTTCAAGCCCCTTGCCGCTCGGCCCGATCCACATCACGCTTCCACCCTGTTCGACGTGAATCCCCACCAGCGGCCCGACGCGCAACCGCGGCGCCAGGTTCGGGTCCACGTCGTCGGCCCCGCGCAGCAAGTTGCCGGTGACGACCAGTTGCTCGTACCCGCTAACTTCGCGGTTAAAGCGCAAGTTTGACGCGTACCCCCAGTGCGCGAGGTTGCTGAACGCGGTGCCTTGCATCACGACGTCTGCGGCGAACGTGCGCGTCACGTCAGGGTCGCCGATCGCGGCCACGACCAGCGGCAACGTGTCGCGCGTGTTCCCTGTGCGATCGCGGAAAACGCCGGTTGCCACTTCGATGAGCGTCGCTTCCTGCCCACGCTCCGTGCTGCGCTCGAACACGACCCACGTCGCCACGCCGTCAACCACGCGTACGACGCGATAGCGTTCGACGGTGCGTAGGCCGAACGCCCCATCTGCACGGGACACGACTTCGCGCAACGTGACATGCCGCAATTGCGTGATGCCGTTGACGATTTCGGTGGACCAGTTCAGCACGTTGCGTCGCGCGTACACGCGCCACAACACGCGGCGCGTCGTTTCGTTCGCCGCGGTCGGCACGACGGCCGCATCCGCTTGCGTGTGATCGATCAACAGGACACACAACCCGTGTGCCATCACGCGCTCGGACAACCGCGCACCGAACACGGTGCCCTTCGTGCCGAGGCCATCCACGTTGTCCCAAAACGCCGGCCCCGTGGCGTCCATGCCGTTCCACGTCATCGTCGGCGGTTTGCCCCACAGCATGCCGACGCCGGCTCCTACGGTCCGTTTCAGCCCCATGAACAGCGGTTCGCACTGACTCCGGAGGCGATACGTCGCGTCATTCTCGTCGGGCCATTGTTTTAGGTAGACGCTCGCTTTGCGCCACATGACCAACGGGCCTTCCAGGAGATCGTCCACGAGCGTAAGGACGGGCAACGCGGCTTGCAGCACCGGATGCACGTAATCAGCGCTGTTGGGATCTTGTGCGAGGGGCAACGACACGGGGATCATGGGCTTACGCGAAAAGAGAAGTGAAGGCCACGCCCGTCGGGGCGGTGGGGAACACAGCAGCCACGTAATAACCTAACGCGTCACTGATATGCGTCAGCATTTTATTCTTGTCCTTGTCGATCTCGCCGCTGCCGCCCTTGACCACCGACACGCCCTCCAAGTCCGTGACGAGATGCGGTGCGGTCGACGGATCGACGAGCAAGCGCCGGTCACCCGCCGTCGTACAGAGCCGCGTGTTCATAGCGTTCAGCCGTGCGCGTTCCGTCGGATTCGCCCGCGGAACGCGCATGTCCAGCCGGTGGCCGAACCCGGCCAGCGCGTATTCGCCGTCACCGCCCCGCAAACTGTCTTTCACGATATCCCAATCCGATCCGGCTAATTGCGCTGTGCCGCGCGCGCCGCCCGTGGCGTCCCCGAACACGACGACCGGGCCGCGATGCGTGCCCCAATCGGTGAGCAGACGGCGACACACGAGGCGCGTGTTGCTGTTGTCCGCAATCCACACCTCGCCCAGCACGCACGTCACCGGCGCGCTTGAGGGCGACAGGCGCAACTCCTGCGCAATGACGGCAACGCCAGGTTTCACATTGAAATCAAAACAGATGATGAGCGGCGCATCAGGGTTGTACAACGGCCGCAATCGCCGGTGATTGTGGTCCGTGAACGCGTAATACGCGCGCCCCTCAAAGTTCACGAAGCTGGCTTCATACTCCTGCGCAAACGTCAGCGGGTCCAGATCGCGTCGTGCGGCCTCAATTTCCTTGGCGGGCAACACGGCCGCCGACAGCCACGTGTGCGCAGCCCACTCGCTCGCTGCGCCGTGGACAAGCATCTCCGCTTGCGCTTTTTTGTACGTGTCCCAGTAATGATTGCGCCCTTCTGGCACGCCGATCAAATCGCACCAGCCGTCGCGATCTGACAGCGCGGGGCGCACGTTCATTTCCCACGCCTTTGCGTGCATGTTCCCAAACTCGTCGAGCACGCCGCCATCCCACGGTTGCCCCTCAAACCGTTCGGCGCGGTCCATGCCAAACACCAGCAGCTTCGCGCCCGTCGTAACCTCGATCGTCAATTCCGATTCGAGCGGCCGCCGAGCCCAGTGCGTTTTCGTCAGCGCCTTCAAGTCCTCCCAATAAATGTGTTTTGCTTGCTGTCGTGTCGGCGCGGCGGCGAAAAACCGCTGCGGCTCCGTGTGCCGCACCGGACGCAGAGGTCGTCCGAGCGCGGACTTCACGAGTTTGCGCTTCGCGCGTTCCGTCTTGCCGCTCCGTCTTCCCGCCGGGACAACGTTAAAGCGATGCGCACTGAGCACGTAGCTTGCCTGTTCCGGCACCGGCCGCAGCGGGTACCACCGAGACGACAGCGCGCGCGCGGTCTCAATCACTGCCGGTTTTGCTCGTGTCTTGCAACGCGGTGACTCCGTCCGCGGTGTCCATGTCGGCGAGCATCCGGCGGAGCTCGCGCGCCGCGTCAACGGGATCGCCCTCGTCCTCCCGCGCGACATCGCGCCACAAGGTGCGCTGCCGGTTTTTCAACCAAAAGATGCACGCGGTCGTGTCAGCCGCGTACCTTTTTTTTGTAGCCACGCGCACGACCGTGCCGTCGCGCAGCACGTGAATGTGCTCGTGATCGTGGACGTAGCCGATTGCGCGCTGATACAGACTGAGCGTCACATTGCCATCGGCTGGCAGCTTCCCGTTATTTAAGGACTGAAGCAACTCGGGGTACTTCTTCTTCCAGTTGTTTAGCTGGCGTTCGCTCACATCGAACGCGGCCGCGATCTGCACGTCCGTGAGGCCGAGCATGGCGAGCCGGTAGGCTTGCGCCACATAGCGCGGGTCCCATTTGCTCGTAGGGCGTCCGGTGCGTGCCATTTATGTCCTGCGCTGAGCGCTCACGCGACTAGCACGGGCGGTGGCAGCCTCATGCGCTCGGCTTTTGGAGCACGATCACGGGCTCCGTGGCCGGTTCGTCGTCGTCAGGCGATCCCATGCGCGACGGCATGACGAAGCGATCGGTACGGTGATAGATGAATCCGAGCGCTTTTGCGTCTTCGATAGTCCACTGTTCGAGCGGGTAGCTTTCCTTCTTGATGATGACATCGGCAATGTTCACGATGTTAAACGCACCTGGCTTGAGCGCGGCGAACTGTAGCGCGAGCATCGGGCGCAGAAAGCCGACGCGCCACGCCTCGCCGGTGCCGTATCGCTTCCAGGACTGAGTGTCGTCGTCGCTGTAGCGCTCTTTGGCGAAGTACGGTGGCGACGTAAAGGCGAAGTCGCACCGTCCTTCGAGCGGTGCGTGTGGCACATCCTCGGCCGGCAGATTGATAAGCTCGACGCGATCAGCGAAGCCGAGCGCCTCGGCCATTCGCGTATTGGCTTCGTACGTTGGCACGTTCGGGTCAATGCCGATGTAGCGACCGAGCCCGGACGCCATAAATCCCACGAGCCGCCCGCCGTAGCCGGTCGAAGTATCGAGCACCGTGTCGCCGGGCTTGCCGTAGGTGCGGTACAAGAGTGCCGCGAAGCCGGGTCGAAAGTTGGAGCACGATTGCGTGCTGTTCACGAGCTGAAGAAGTGCGTAAATGCTCGGCAGATTGTTCTCCACCGCGTGATCGCAGACCTTGCGCAGCGACTTGTCGATATGGAACGACTCTACAGGCGAGCGCATGCCCGTCGCGGCCGCGTGATAGCGGTGCGGGTGAAACGTGTCGGCCACCTGATACGCGGTCGTGGTGCGGGCGAGCGATTCGGTTTCCGTCGCCGCGAGGTTGTTGATGGCCATCATGCACTGCCAGAGCGGCAGCGTACGATACGGGAAGCCAGTCGCTCGGTAGTGCTCAAACGCCTTGCCCGCGATCACATCGGGCGCGAACACAAGCGGCACGGGCTCAAGCACCAGCGCATCGGGCGCGGCGACCTCCTGCTCTCGCTCAAGGATCTTCGACAGCTCGTCCGACAGGAAGCCCGTTTGCCCTATGTCGTACTCGTCGGCCATGAGCGCTCGGATTTCGACCGCCAGCAAGTCTTCATCCCATTGGCCGGCTTCGTGCGATCGGTTGTCGCGAATCCGGTACGCGTTGGCGTCTGCGACGGACATATCGTCGGCCACGTGCACCGGAACGTGCGTCCAACCCAGCTGTCGCGCCGCCTGCAGGCGCGTGTGCCCCACGATGACTACGCCGTCTTTGTCGACGACGATCGGCTGCCGAAACTTGAATTGCTTCAGCGATCCGGCGATGCCAGCAATCTGCGCGTCACTCAACTTGCGCGGGTTGCGTGCGTAGGGGATCACGCGTGCGATGTCCCATGCGTTGGTGATGAGCTCGCCCGTGGACCTGTCGCCGTGTGCGGTGTCGGCAGTGTCGGCAGTGTCGAGTGCCATCAGGGAGTGGTGTTTCGGTGTGGGGATACGCTCGCGCTTCGAAGGCGCGGCTCATCGGCAATCTACACGACGCGCAGGCTACGCGCGGCGGGCGCTGGTACAATATGGCCGCGCTGAGGCTCCGTGTCGCCAGTCTGACTGGGGCGACAAATCCCGAGGGGTTGACAACGTAGCTATACGGGGCTACGTTTCTGGTGTGAGGCGAACGACGCCGCACGACAGACCACCGCCACGGAGATTCAGACCATGCCCAACTTTTACGCAGCCTACGATTCCGCCTCCATCTACGCGCTCGGCACGTCGCCGGCCGATGCGATCGCCAACGCCCGCCGCGACGCGCGGGATCCCGATGGGGTGTTCGAGACAGCCCCAGTGTCTGACGCCTTCGCCGCGCAGATCGAGGCGGACGGCTGGGATGGCTACGCGCAGTCCTTCGCGCTGGTCAACGGCGCGCTGGTCGACACGACCGACGACGCATGACCGACGCCACCGACGCCAAGGGTTCCCGAAAGGAGGTTCGGGAACCCTTCCTTTCCGACGTCCGCACGCTCGACGTCCGCATCAAGGTCACCGCTGCCGAGAAACGGGTCATCCAAGCGATCGCGCAAGCGCGCCGGCTGACCGTCTCGGACCTGATTCGCGGGTACCTCGCGCTCCCGATGCGCGTGGACCCACGCCCCGCGCCCGCTGATGCTTCACGTGAAACTCTCGCCAAGCGCGCGCGCCGATGACCGGTTACGTCATCGTGCTCAACGGAAGCGCGAAGTGTCACCCGCGCGACACGCGCAGCGTCACCGCCTCTGGCTCGACCTCAACCGCCATGCGGTCGAGCCAGTCGGCGACGGATTGCGGGATCGGCATCTGCCCACCCAGCCACCGTCGCACCGTCCGCTCGTCGCGACCCAGCACGCGCGCGAGCTCGACTTGCGAGAGACCGGACGTCGTGAGGAGTGCGGAGAGACAGTCACGTGCCGGATCGTCGGCGTACGGGTGGTCTGCGCTCGCCCCCGCCGCATCCGCCAGCGCCTCGCGCTCGGCATCTGACCACTCGGCGCCCGGATCGGTGAGCGCGTCCTGCGCAACGCGCGAGACGCGATGAGTGACGACCGGGGAGTCCACCCGAATTGCGCGCAGCGCGGACAGCGCGCCACGCAGCGCCGCCGGGGATCTCCCGGCGACGAGTTGCATGAGGGCGGTCGCGTTCACACTCATTCGGGATGCACCGTGACACCCCACGCCCACGCCTCGGGCTCGTCGTCACGCGTCGTAAGCTGGACCTGCTCCACCAGCCCGCCGGATGTCAGCACACGAAAGCCGAGCTCGCGGGCGAGGCGCACCGCCGCTGTTTTTGAGGAAACCTTCTGTGTGGTGGGATTTAGCCATCGCATTGACGTTTCTGTCGTCACGATCGGGACCATGGGTAAAGAATTGTCGTTCGTCGTTGCTGTTTTCATGGTGTGGCTCCGGGCAGTGCCCAGTGAGAAAGTGGTGTCAGGCAGCCTGTGCGCTGCCCGACGAGTTGCATGAGGGCGGTCGCGGTCACCGGATCCCGCTGTTGAGGTGAGACCGGACCCAGGAGGCGAACTGTTTTTGGGACCGAAACCGCGGCGTCTGCGAGGTGCCGACGCGCTGGGACATCGCACCGTTCGATTCCGTGACGAACACCCCGACGGCGTGGTCATTCGTCGAGAACGTCCGGGTCGTGCCGATCAGGTCAACCGTCTGCGTGGTGCTGAACATGGTGTGGCTCCGGGCAGTGCCCAGTGAGAGGTCGTCAGGTGTCTGAGTGATCCCGACACAGGAACACTAACAGGGCAGGTGCCCTACGTCAAGGGGTTGCTGGTCGAGATTTCAGCCGTTTCGCCAGAGTACGACTCCCAGCGCGCCACAATGATGTCGCAGCGAAGTGGGGAGATTTCGACGCCCCACCAACGCCGACCGAGCATCTCGGCGGCGAGCAATCCGCTCCCGGTCCCCGCGAACGGATCGACAATCAGACCCGCCGTGCAGTTGCCGAGCAACATCGCGAGCCATGGGACCGGCTTGGCGTACGCACGGTGCTCGGCAACGGTGGTAATCGGCGCGCGATAGACCGAGGTCAAAGGCCCGCCTCGGGGGTCGTCTCCGCTTCCGCTGTCGGGATCGCGCACGGTGCGCCCGTCGTACACGTTTCGCGTCGAAAACCAGTCGCAGGTTTTGTGCCCCCACAGCGGGCGATCCGCGGCCGCGCAATGGCGTGCGACCGCGTCCCACACGAACTGAAAACGCCACGGCAGTGAGGTCTGCACGTTGCGCTGTGTTGCGTGGGAGCAATTGCCAAACACCAACAGGTCGCCCGCAGCGAAATCCGACAGCGGAAAATTGCGCACGAGCGTTTGATCTTCAAACGGCGGATCAAAAAGCACGACCCCCGCGCGCGGAGGCGGCGTCACGTCCCTCGCGTCGCAGCACACCAGGCGGTGGGTGCCCAAACGCACCACATCGCCGGCGCGAATCCGCGACGGGACCACAGAGGGCGCGCGGGACTCTCGTCGCAGGCGGTCGACGCGGGGTGCACTGTTG